CCCGCCACATCCCCCTGCAAGGCCCCGACATCCCCCTGCAAGGCCCCCACATCGTCAACGAGCCCGGAGATCGAGTCGTCAACCGAATTGTTCGCCTGCGCGATCTCCCGAAAGAGCGCATACAGCCGCTGGTACAGAGACCTTTCGTAGTCTCGACCGCCGAAGATCGGCAGACGCGGGTCTAAAGACAGTTTCATCGCGTGCCGTCCGGTACCAGCTCAAAATTCACCGCCGCCACCTCCGCTTGGCCGGCGAAGTTAAGCCTCACCCGATGCCATCGAGCAGACCACAGCAGGTCAAACTTGCCGTCCTGGTAGGTAGCAGTCGGCCCAACGCTCAACGGACCGCCCTGCACGGCCCTGTAATACGCTTGCAGCCCCCCAGAATCCGGCGCAGATATAAACCGGGCACGCACTCTAGATAGCGTCGTGTACTGGCTATCGTCTCCAACTTCCCACAGAGTCATCGAGCACGGCATGCCGCCCGCGCCGAGCAAGTAGAGCTGCCCATCCGTGCCAAACACAGCCGCCTGTTCACCGCCCGCGAACCATTCAGGACTGTCGTAGCTGATGCTCGCAATATCGTCGTATGTGTCGTACAGGTCGCCCAGCTCGTCGTAGGTCACTCCCGATGCGATGTACTCAACCGGCGCTTGAATCGATCGCGTGACCTTACCCCAACGTTGGGTTTTCACGTTGTAGCAAACACAGGAATCCAGCTCTCCCGTCGACTGATTGCTCGCAAAATACCAGTAGACGATGCCCGCAAATCGGTCAAAGTAGCCGAGCGTCCTATGCAAATAGGAAGGGTGAGCAGTCTTAAAAAACCACTCTCTGACCGGGGCCCCGATCGACACAGGGCGCGAACCATCGTAGATCCAAAAGTCGTCTAGCCCGATGAATACGTGTGCCGTGTCAATGTCAACGACCGACTCTTGGCTCAGCGCCCCGATTTCGCCGGGCACCTGCTGCCAGGACCAAATAATGGGTGGGCCGACGTATTGCCCCAGATACATGGAGGACGCTTTGTAGGCCACCACATGGGCCCCCAATGCTTTCCCTGCCCGAATTTCTCCAGGTGTATCGATCAGCCGCCCATTTGCGCATTGAGTCGCGATATCCGGCGTCCAATCCATGTGGTTGTACAGCGCCGAGCACCACCACATATCCGGGTTATCGCCGTTGTCCTGGTGGGTAGTGGCAAATGCCATCACAAACCCGGACGCAACCGTGATGATCCTTGCGGCTGGCGCTCCCGGGATATCCTCGAACTCAGCCGACGTGCTGACCTGGATCGGGTCTGCGGTGTTCGTGGCCAGCGTGGCATTGCCAAACTGCGCAAACCGCCAGCGGTTTTCTGCGCCGCCCGAATAGCCCCCAGAACGCGACCGATCTAGCCACGAATCGGAAACGCCCTCATACAGCGCATCGGGCGTCCCTACAAAGAATCGGCGCTGATTGTCCAGACGCAGCACGGAAACCGCACCGCGCACCTCGTCGGCGATCGCCGGAAAGTCCGCAGGCGTCAACTGATGCGCAGCCCGAAACCCGCGCAACGTCGGGACCACGTTCTCGCAGTCCAACAACGCCCCAGGAGTCGTCGGCGGCAGGTCAGGCGCAAACCCAATGAGCGGAATCATCTCGGCAGACCTATTGCCAGCGTCCCACCCGAGTATTTCGCGCGGTCATTCGACACTTGCAGGTCGTTTATCGCCACCTGCAGCAATGCTCGCCACGTATCGATCCTCGGGTCATTATTCAGATACGGCGCGGCCTCAAGCAACGCACCGTACAAATACACATCCGGCGCATCACGCAACAGCCAATTCGTGGTCGTGGAGTCGCTAAGCGCCGGGATCCTCGCGTAGTAATCAGCCTCAAGCGCAACCGGAGCGCCCACCGGCTCCCCTAAGTACAGTCTCGTGCCCTGGATTGTGTAGTACCGCCCATAGTCCTGCAGCTTTTGGCGACGCTTGTACTCCTCGCGGCTCACAAATCGCAGCGGCTGACCGTCCAGCTGCGGCTCGTCTACAAACTCGAGCCAGTCGTTTGGCAACGTCACGGACTGTGCGCCAACAGACTGGCTCCAATCCTTCTCCATCTGCCGAACGCGCAGGTTGCGGTTGAGTCGAACCTCGGCCAGCATGATCAGATCGGCAGATATGGCCTGCAAATCCCCACGGTGCAGCCAGCTTCCGATAGAGCTGCGCAGCTGGCTGTAGGTCGTGATTGCCATGTCAGACCGCCGATTTGTCGATCAGGAAGAACGAATGCGCCGGGTCACGCAAGAACCGGGTCAATAGATCCTGGTCCTGGTACACATCAGCTAGTGTCTTGCCTTGCTTCTTCGCCCAGGCATCTAGCACCACGATCGGGACAGACGCGACATGCCGTTGCCCGCCCTTAGTGCGCGTATAGCCTTCGTTGTGAAGAGATTTGGCACGCTCTACCACCGGCTCAACGTCCGCAACTGTCTCAATGACAGTAGCGTCGCCTTCCTCGTGCCAACGAGTTACGGAACTTTCGGTTTGCGAAAGGAGCTTGGCCATAAAAAAACCGCCCCAGGTTTCCCCAGGGCGGTCCCGTGCGATTGACGACTACTTAGGGCGAAGGCGGCTCAACATCCCGAATCGCGCCGTTTGCCGCCTCGTTGTGGCACTTGAGCGTGTATTCGGTGTTGATCAAGCGCTTGCGGCTGTCTCCCGTCTTCGCAAGCTCCTGGGCTTGCATCGGGCGCAGCGTCAACAGCGTCCAGCGCCCCGGCTCGATCAGGAAGATCTCCCGGTCACGCTGATAGCGGCTGTTTATGATGCTGTAGCGCCCGAAGTCGCCCACATAGATCTCCGCAGTCGCGGTGATCTTCTTCTTGCTGACGTCCTCGAACTTGGTCGCCGACCCGCTCCAAGCCGACACCGCGGCACGCAGCTTGGCCGGCACGAACATCAGCGTCGGGTTGCCGCCAGACTCCCAGCACTTTTGGGCGACGTCCTGCAGCTGCGACTCATCCAGGTCACGCAGCGTGCCATCGGTCGGGGCGGTGTTGGTCACCGGGTCGGGATCGACGCCATCGGAAGCGATGTTGGTGTTGGTGGAGATCCAGCCCAGCGCCCCACGAGCCTGTGGAGCCACGCCAGAAGCTGCAGCAATGGCCGTGGTGTTCTGCAAGCACGCAAATTCCACATCGCGCTTCAGTTCCACCATCTTCTTGGCGTCCTGATACGCGACTTCCGATTTGCGACCCGCCTTGGAGACAACTTCCTCTGTGCCGGTCACCGCATAGACCTTTTCGGAGATCTGAGTGCGGTTGCCGACGCGAACAGTCGGAGTCACGGGAGTAGGCGACGCTTCGTTGCCTTGCTCGACCTTGTTGTTGGTCGCAGCAGCGAGCTCGTCGGTCTGCCACTCCTCGTAGACACCGTTGGCCTTGCCCTTGCCGATGGCGGCCAGGAACGGGGTTTCCTCGGGGGAAATGTTGTAGATCGCATCGGCCAGCTGTTCGCGCAGGCCTACGGCATTAAAAGTAGCAAAGCTATTAGCCAGTTGAGCCATTTTGTCCTCACATAGCGTGTTGAAGCAGCTTCGCAAGCGAATCCACGTCAGGCTTCGTCTTGAAGCGCTTCAGGTCCTGTTCCACACCGACAGCAGGCTTGCTGCTCGTCTGCTTCGGCGGCTTGATCGGGGCTTGCTTGACCTTGTTGACCACCGCCGGCTTTTTCGCCTGCAGCTCGCGGTACTTCATCGCGTCGTGCAGGATCCGAATGTGCCGGGGGTCCGTGATCAGGGACAACTCCTGATCGTCCAGGCCATAGGCGCGTCCCGTTTCGTTTAGCTTTTGCACCAGCTCCTTGCCGAATCCAGGCAGTGCGTTGGGGCCAGAAGTCAACTCCTGCGCCGCCTTCTGCTGGGCAGCCAAAAAGGCCTGCTGCTGCTCAGCCATGCGACGCTGTTGCACCTGGGCGATCTGGGCAGTCAGCTGCTGCTGCTTCTGCTGCGCCAAGATCAGCTCATTGACAGCCGCGTTGTACGCAACCGGGTCATCGTGGCGGTTGATCTGCGTGATTTGCGCTTCCAACTGCTGGATGTACGCCGATTGCAGCTGCAGCTGACCGAGCTCCTGCGCGTATTGCTGGACTTCCTGGAACTGCTGCTGTATCTGCTGCTGAGCCGCTTCTCGCAGACGCGCAAGCTCTTGCGTTTTCTGCGTGTAGTCCGCCTGCCGCATGTATCCGTTCTTCAGCTCGGATACCGGCACGGAATACTTCTCCCCGGATGCGGTCTCCCATTCGATGACGGGGTCTTCAGAAGGCTGCTCCTCAGCTTGGCCCTCCTCGCCGTCCTTCTCCTGCTCGACTTCCGTTTCCTCAGCCTCCGGCTGGTCGTCGCCTTGCGCCTCCGCTTCCGGTTGGGCGAGTTCGACGTCCTCGGCCTGCGGGCTATCGCCCTGATACTCATCGGCCTGCGCCAGCTGCTCAGAAAACTGCTCTAGGGTTGCGATCTCAGACATAGATACCTCGATGGGTTTGACTCCGATCAACAAAAAGGCCGCCCAAATAGGCGGCCAATCGGTTGGTCTTTCCTCGGCCTGGGATCAAAGGGCTCCCAGGTGGCCCAAGAAATCAATTCGTACTGCCGTCGCTGTATCGCGCAGACGACTTGCCGTCCTCGATCCTGATCCCGGAGTACTTGCCCGGGTAGATTCGGCTCGTAGCGCCCGGATATGTGATCTTGACCACCACCACGCCCTTTGCTTGCGCGGCTTCCTCGTGGGCAGCTATGAACGATTCCAGCGTATCGGACGCGTCGGACGGGCTCATGTTGCTCAGCGACTTTTTCCTAGGCACGAATGCGCTCCTTGATCTTCGCCATCATGCTCTTGCGCTCTTCCTCCGCCTTGATATCGGCAGCGACAAGCTGGCCAGTCTCGAGGTGTTTTTGCAGGCATCCCTCAAACTGTCCTATGACACGCATCAGTTTGTACAGGTGTTCCCGACCGTCGACATCCCGAACCGGCGATTTTTCCCACTCCTCACGGACCAGCGCTTTCATGTCGGACAAGGCCGCCTTTACGAGCTCATCCTCAAGGATCATGCGCGCCCGGTCAGCGCGGGCAAGTGCAATGCGGTCGTCGGTCATCATTCCTCGGGGTCGAAGTCAGCGCCCGTCTCGTGATCCCAGACCTTTACCCACCCGTCAGGGGTCAGCGAATAGCGATCCCCCTCCGGAGAGACCGCGACATCGCCCGGCTCAGCGTCGCCCAAGCCAGTCAAATCCTCAATCACCCGGACAGCATCACCAGGGCGGTAGATCATGTAAGCCATCTTCTGGGCTCCCTAAAAAGCTGGTTAATCCGGCTCAAACTCGGCAGAAACCACGCCGCCGGACACGGAGATGGTCACAGTGCCACCGTCGACAGCGATTTGCTGACCGTCGGTCACAATGCCTACCGTACCGGGCAGAGTCACACCAGTGACGGCACCATCCTCAACACCGATCTCCCCGGTTACCGGGCCAACCTCAACCTCCTGGCCATCCATCACGATGGCCTGATCGTCAGGCAGCGGTACATCAGGGTCAAGGTTGCCGGTCTCGTGGTCGTAAACCTTGACCCACCCAGACGCAACCAGGGTGTACCGATCGCCCTCGGGCGTGATAGCCACGTCGCCAGCACGAGCTGCGTCGGACGGGCCGGTTAGGCTGCCCAGCTGCCGAATCGGCTTGTCAGGGCTATGAATCAGGTATGTCATGCTCAAACCCCCATCGCGGGCATCGCCCGGGCGATTTCCGAAAAGTTCTTGCGCTGCTGGTCCTGCAAGGTCGCCTCGGCCTTGACCAAAGAATCGCGGTCTTTGATGCCGAGCTCGACTTCACGCTGACGCAGCTTCAGCAGCTCGATCTGCAGGTCCATCTGCTTCCTGGCATTCTCAGCCTGGATCTCCTGCAGCTTCGTCTCTTGATTGATCCGGGCTTTCTCCACCTCAGCCTGAGCGATGAGCTCCTCGGGAGACGGCTGCGGTTGTTGCTGCTGCGGCGGCATCTGACTCGGGTCACGGAAGTACCTCTCCGCACCCTTGACGCCCATTGCTCGCATAAGCTGCTGTAGGGCGGCGTAGACATTCGACTCGTCAGCCAGCGACGACCCGGCCTGGATCGCGGTCTGCTGCAACCCCAAGACGGTCTGCCACAGCGCCACCTGCTCCGACTTGTCGCCCGTACCAAGCCCAGTGTGAATCGTGGCATCCATGCCAGCGTCCCACTCTCGCGGGTCGAACGAGACCCATTCGTTGCGCAGACGGATGACAGCCTCTTTGTCTTGGTGCTGACACACCAGCCGCAGGACCAGGCGGAACAGGTCTTTGACGCCCGTTTCAGCGAAAATGCGGGCGATCATCAGGACGCGCTTGTCGCCCTTCTGCGTGATTTTCTTGACGCCGTAGGCCGTCTTGTTCAGGCTATCGGCGTCCAGCCCCTGGTTGTAGCGCGTGACCCCGGTACGGGCCTCCCGCTTGGCATCCATTAACTCGATGCCCTGCAGCGCCTCCGTCGACACATTGGTCGTTTCCAGCGGGCCTACAGCGCCCTGCTGCTTCATACGCACAATGCCGCCGATGCGGTTGTTCAGCAGGTCGTCCAAATTGACCTGCCCTTCAACGACCCAAGTACGCGGGTTGTTGGCCAGGTACAGGGAATCCAGATACTGACGCGTCAGGACAGTGTTGACCTCTTGAATCGGCGCAACCGTATCCGCCAGCGCCAGGCCGTAAACAGCGTGCGGGATGGGGATCGGTGTCAGCAGGCAGTAGTCTGGGCCTTCGGCTTCCTCGCTGATGAGCGTCTTGTTGCCGCCGCGCAGGACGTACCGCCACTCGGCAATCCCGTCACCGTCGTAATCCGCCCGGACGTAGCCACAGAAGAGAATGACCTCCTCGGTCGACTTGTCCCCGCTGATCTCGTCGCCAAAGTGCCAAGTCGAGCTCTCGTGCTCGGCCCGGTCTTTGAGCGAATCGCCCGATTCCAGGGCCTGCATGTCGTAGTCCTGGACCGTGTAGGCATCTTCGACATTGATGCCCATCTCGACCAGCTCCGACCGCGTGAAGGGCCGCAGTTCGCCCTGGATGTTGGCGTCCTGCTGCTTGGTGGCCCGCTTGCTGATGACAAACGTCTCAGGCCTGACGCCCTCAATGACCACCCGCCCTTTCGTGCGCTTGACCGCGACCGTCACGTCATACAGCATCTTGGGCGGTTGCTGCAGCATCTGGGCAACTTGCTGCTGTTGCTCAGGCGGCAGTCCCTGCATCTGCTGCATCGCCTGCTCGCGCTGGGCCAGATCCTGCGGGTCCGGGTACGAATACTGCTCGATGACCTCGACGCCCTCGCCGTCCAGCATCATCGTCAGGCTTTCTTCGTCTACCCCCTGGTAGCGCTCGCGCTTTACCTTGTCCTCGGTGTTCCAGTACGCCCGGACGATGCCCAACTTTGCGAGCAGCGCATCCTTGAACCACTCGGTGAAGATCAGAAACCCAGGGTTCTGCTTCAGGACGATGTGGTTGATGTAATCCGTCGCCTGCTGGGCAAAGCGCTCATCTTCCGGGCCGTTCGGCTCAAACTCGCCAACATGGTCGCCGGAAAGGAATATCTCCAGCAGGTCAGGCAAGACGGACTCGATCGTCTCGAACACGTCCCACGAGACCACCTGCGAGCGGCCCTCGACCTCGTTACCCAGCGGCAGCCCCAGGTAGTACTGGTAGTTGCGCTCGACCTCCTGACGGATGGCAGAATCCCGCCACAGGACGGCAGCCTGCACCTCCTGATCTATCAGGCGGTCGATCTCGTCTTGCGTCAGCTTGGCCACTTACACAATTCCCAGTCTAGGAGTGGGCAGCGCCCCGCCCCATTCCTCATTCGTCATACGGTCGACATTGACCGCCACGTACCGCAGGTTGTCCGCCCCGTGCGAGTATTCGTCGTGCAGCGGTGCTCCGGCTTCCTGCGTCCTTGCGTTGATCGCGCGCCGGTAGCGTTTGACGCACTCCACCAGCCGGGCACAGTGTGTTTTGTCGATGTAGAGTCTCGGGAAGACCATCCGAGTCTGCCGGATGCCCTCCTCCACGCTCACATTGGCGATTTCTTCCCTGCCCGCCACATCCCAGCCCAACTGCCGCAGAATCGCTGCGCTGCTTTGGCCAGTCTTGAAATCGCCGTTGAACCCATCATGGGGCAGCCAGACGCGGCCCCAATTCATCCTCAACGCTCTTAACTCAGCGCTGTAGTCCGCCAGTGTCCGGTGCGAATCCTCGATGTACCGGATGATGCGAATCTCCGACCCGTGGCGCTGCACTAGCGATATCGCCATCGCATCGTTCCAGCCGAGGTCAAAGACCACATGAACCCGCAGCGCCGGGTCATACGGCACATTGCATATCCGCCCGTCTGCCTCGGCCTGCGCAATCTCGTTCGCGTAGATCGCCCCGATCACAGCCGGCAAGCATTGTCCTTCCCAGATGTGCCGGTATTCGGCTTCAGGCATCGTCCGCTGCGCGTGCTGCCTTTCCTGCTCCAGCACCGCCGGGAACCACGGATTGTCCCGGTAGTTGATCTCGACCACGATGCTGTCAGGCGGCGGGTTCTCCGCCATCTGGTGTATCGGGTCAGTCTCTAGCTCAGGGTTGTACGTCGCCCAGATTTCCGACCCTTCTTTCCGGATGGTCGGCGTCAGGATATTCAAGCTGCGCTTCGAGACAGACCGCGCTTCTTCGATCCAGACGATGTCGCAGCCCTCGAAGCTCTTGATGCTCTCCGCCGTCAGATCGGACAACCCAGAGAACAGGAACAGCGAGCCATTCCTGCCCCTGATCTCAGTTTGCAGCACCTCGTAGAACCCGCCCAGGCCAAGCTCTTGAACTTGGTCGGCCAGCAGCCTGTGGACCGAGTCTTTGATCGACCTCTGGATCTCCCGAGTACAGAGTACCCGCAATGGCCTTTCAGCCGCACGGATCAGCAGCGCCCGGGCGGCGCTCCAGGATTTCCCCCCGCCGCGACCGCCACGGATGAACTTGTACCGGCTCG